ATGCACAACCAGTTCTCACCCTAAACCTACCTTTTCTTGAAAATACTTTGGAAGATGTGAAACTTGAAAAAGAAAAGCTAGTAAGTCAAGCAAATTCAAATAGAGATACCTTAATGTCAAACCCAAAGTTTGCAGAGAAACTATTATCTCTTGGGGTTCAACCTCCCATGAAACTTAGTGCAAGGACAGGCAAAAACACTTATGCATTTTCTAAAACAGATGAGGGTTTTAAAGAGTTACAAAACCACGAGTCACCCGAAGTACAGGCGTTAGTAGCCGCAAGATTGGGTACAAAGTCAACTTTGGAGGAGACACGTACTCAGAGATTTATTGAGATAGGAGCAAGGGGCAACCTTCCAGTCCCGTTAAAATATTACGCAGCGCATACGGGAAGATGGGGAGGATCTGACAACTTAAACCTACAAAATATTCCTAGGAACTCTGTGTTAAAGAAAGCTATCCAGGCTCCAGGGGGTCACGTTATAGTAAGTTCAGATTCCTCACAAATAGAAGCTAGGGTTCTAGCTTGGTTATCTGGGCAACAAGATTTAGTGGATGCGTTTGCTAATGGAGATGACGTTTACAAAATAATGGCTTCTAAAATATATAGCAAACCCACGGGGCAGATCACAAGTGAAGAACGTTTTGTTGGCAAAACCACGATACTAGGTTGTGGTTACGGAATGGGGGCAAATAGATTTGAGATACAACTTAAATCTTTTGGTAAGAATCTTAGCATAGAGCAATGCAAAAGGATAATTCACACCTATAGAAAAACATATTCTCATATACCTGAGTTTTGGAAGAAGGCACAATTTAGTTTAGAAGCGATACTAAAAGACAAGGCTTTTAACTTAACAAAACAAGAAGAAGCGGTTAGGGTTCTACCAGCAATAGGATTCTTTTTGCCAAACGGGCTAACTTTAAGATACCCCGAACTTAGAAGAGACATGGACAAATTCACAGGTAATATAGGATATTCGTATGTTAGTAAGAAAGACAGGATAAACATATATGGTGGGAAAGTAGTAGAGAATATATGCCAAGCTGTAGCCAGATGTGTGATTGGTGAACAGATGTTAAGGGTAGCTAAGAAATATAAGGTGGTTTTGACGGTACATGATGCAGTTGCTTGTGTGGTTAAGGATGAAGATTCAGCCCAAGCAGTTGAGTACATTAACGAGTGTATGACTTGGAAACCAAGTTGGTGTGCTGACTTACCTCTTGCGTGTGAAACACATTATGGGAAAGCATATGGCTAAATGGTCTTATTCATCGCTATCTTTATTTAAACAATGCCCTAGGAAGTATTACAGGCTTAGGGTTAAAAAAGATATAAAACAAAGTATAACTACAGCTTTGATGTATGGTAAAAGTGCACACTCTGCGGCAGAAAATTACATTCGTGACAATAAAACATTACCCCTTAAATTTAACTATCTTAAACAATATTTAGATATTTTTAAAAAAATAGACGGTGTGTCTTTATGCGAATACAAGATGGGGCTTACTAGAGACTTAGAGGCTTGTGAATTTAATGCACAAGGTGCGTGGTGGAGAGGAATTGCTGATTTAATAATTTTATGCGAAGAAGATTTAGCATATGTTATTGATTACAAAACAGGCAAAAGTGCTGAATACGCTGATCTTAAACAATTGGAAATATTAAGTTTAGCGGTATTTAAACACTTCCCTCTTATAAATAATATAAAAGCGGGTTTAGTGTTTGTAGTTTCTAAGGATTTAGTTAAAGCAGAATACGAACGTTCTGATGTAACTAAGCTGTGGGACAAGTTTAAGTTTGATGTGGAATGTATGGAGAAAGCGTATGAAGTTGACGTTTGGAACCCTAAACAAAATTTTACGTGTAAAAATTATTGCCCAGTAAAAGACTGTGAACATAATGGTAGGGGTATGTATGAGTGACATGGTAAATAGTCCAGATCACTACACAAGTGGAGGCATAGAAACTATAGACTTCATAGAGGCAAAACTTACAGGTTATGGGTTTAGAGCATATTTAAGAGGGAACATAATTAAGTATATAAGTAGGGCTGGTAGTAAAGGCGACAGATTAGAAGACTTAAAAAAAGCACAGTGGTATTTAAACAAGTTAATAGAAAGGGAACAAGAAAGATGACACACATATTAGCGTTCACGTTTGGCGCATTGCTTATATTTTGTTTTATAGAAATAAACACTAAACAGTTAAGAGATCATTTTCAATACGCATACCAAGTAGGGCGTGACGATGGGTACACATTAGGTAAAGCACAATACAATCTTACCCATGAACAAATGCGATATGAATGTGAGCGATTGCACTGGGAAACGCTTGATGGTAAGACTAGGTGAAAAATAAAACTATTACTCGACTGTTTTGTAAAAAATGCAATGAGTTTAAAGAGGTTTTGCAAAGTTCAAGTCGTGTTAAAAATGAATGGGTTTGTTCAAGTTGCACTAGAAAACGTGTGCAGACGACACACTGCGGAGGAAGAGGATGAAAACAATGAAATACTTATCACTATGCTCAGGTATTGAAGCATTTAGTGAAGCAGTAAAAGATTTGCCGTACAAGGCTGTTGGGTTTGCAGAAAACGATAAATTCCCTTCAGCAGTTTTAAAGCACCATTACCCAAACACACCAAACTTAGGAGACATAACTAACTATGGAAAATGGAACATCGAACGACCAGATGTCGTTGTCGCTGGAACCCCTTGCCAATCATTCTCAGTTGCAGGACTCAGACAAGGACTCAAAGACCCCAGAGGGAACCTCACACTCGTCTTTATCGGAATACTCAATAGATTCAAACCGAAGTGGTTCATCTGGGAAAACGTCCCAGGAGTTCTTTCTTCAAATAAAGGAAGAGACTTTCACACGTTCCTCGAAGGTCTTCAAGAAATCGGGTATAGCGTCTCGTGGCGAATACTTGATGCTCAATTCTTCGGAGTCCCCCAGCGTAGAAAAAGACTCTACCTTGTTGGACATTATTCAGAAAAGTGGCAACGTCCTTTCCAAGTATTATTTGAGCCTGAAAGCTTGCTTGGGGATATTAAGAAGGGCGGATCTAAAGGGAAAAAAACTACCTCCGAAGTTAGAACAGACATTGTTGCAAATGACAAAAGGCAAGCGGGCGTAGACTTTTACGATAAACAAAGCATAAGTCAGTACGGTACAAGTAAAGTTGCCAGTACGTTAAAAGCTCGTGACTATAAAGATGCTACTGATTTAATAGCCATTCAAGGTAACTTAATCGGCAGAGAAAAGGGTGGACCAGAAGGTGTAGGAGCGAGTAATAAGGGTAAAATGTATACCCTTACAAAAACAGATGTACATGCCGTAGCTTATAACAATTTAATGAAAGTAGGAGATATAACTGAGGAAGTCAAAGTTCGTAAACACGAAGTTGACATAGACAACTTACAGCAACTATTAAGAACTTATAAAGCTAATAGCGAAAAAACCAATAGACAGATAGCTGAAGAGTTATCTATACCAATGACAAAAGTTGAGCATTGGTTCAGAACGGACTCTAGCTTTGCTATACCTTCAGAGGATATTTGGTTTGATTTAAAAAAATGTTTAGGTATTAAAGATGATAAGTTTGATGCTCAAATCATGGAATTTGAATATAAAGAGGGTGTGTTTGAATCAACCCAACGTGTATATGATTCTTTAGGCAAAGCACCTACTTTGACTGCTACTAACACGGATGTGCATGCCGTTGTCTATGAGAATCACCCAACTGATTCACGCATTACAGCTTTGGGGGAAAAGGCTAATACTGTTGTTGCTAGATGGGGCACGGGTGGTAATAACATGCCAATAGTGTATGAAGCACATGCTCAAGACGCACGATATAGAGAGCAAGAAGTATGCCCCACGATACAGGCAAGACACGCAAACATGACTAGTACACCTATAGTTCAACAACAAGCAGTAATTAGGCGCTTAACTCCTGTTGAAGCTGAGAGATTGCAAGGGTTTCCTGACAACTATACGGACATACCGTACAACAACAAACCTAATTCACCCGATGGGGCTAGGTATAAAGCTTTGGGTAACAGTATGGCGGTCCCTGTTATGCAATGGATTGCTAAACGTCTATTAAAACGAAACGAGGAGAAACAATGTCAAAAACAATGACAGATAAATTTAAAGATAGTCTAACCCCGTACGACAAAGCGGAACTTAAATACGCTGATGAACAACTAGAGTTTGATATATCGCAAAAGAAAAAAGAAGGGTTAAACATATCTCCTTTAACAGAATCAGTAGTTCAATCTATTTTAGTGGCTACACCAATGTATGGTGGGATGTGTACAGGTCATTACACTATAGCGTTGATGAACTCTGTAGAAACTTTAAAAAAATTAAAAGTAGAGACTTTATTAGCAAGTATTATGAACGAGTCTTTGATACCCCGTGCAAGAAACGAATTAGTTAGGTTATTTTTAGAGCAAACTAAATGTACTCATTTAATGTTTATTGATGCAGATATGTATTTTAACAACGAAGCCATAGCTACGTTATACAAAGCAGACAAAGATATAGTTTGTGGCATTTACCCTAAAAAAGAATTGGATTGGGATAGAGTCTTGTCGGCCGCGAACAGAGGAAAGTCTGATTTACCTAACCACTCATCATCATTTGTGTTAAATCTCCCCCGGGATGTAACAAAAGCGGAGCCTAATTTTGACGGGTTAGTAGAAGTAAGGCACGGAGGCACAGGATTTATGCTTATTAAAAGAGAAGTGTTTGAGAAGTTAGCACCACATGTCCCTGAGTATCGAGCCTCAACGAAACAAAACGCAGAAGGCAAATTCGCTAAACCTTTAACTAAACAATTCTTTGACACAAGTATTGATGAGACAGGCTGTTTATTATCTGAGGATTATCATTTCTGTGCTTTGTGGAGAAAGCATGGTGGTAAAGTTTTTGCGAATACTAAGTTAAAGTTTAACCACATAGGTACACATATTTTTGGTGGGTCTATAGAGTGAAAAATAGAGTCAAAGGACAAATTGCTCGTAAAAGAGTATACGACTATTTAAGTAAAGATTATGGTAAGGGCTATTCTACTATGGAAATAGCTAAATGCTTGCGTATAGAAGTACAGACTGCACGTAACGCTATGGCTAGTTTAATCACACGAGGGGTAGTGTATAAAGTTGCACATCCTTTAGGTAAAGCAAAAAACTGGAAATTTTTTGCTAGAGACCCTAAGTCTGAAACGGGAAATAGGGGAAATTCCTATAATAAGATTAGCAGTTTATCTATTTTTGGAAAGTCAAAAGCATGTATAACCAAAGAAGATCGTAAACACATACGTAGTCATAAATTAATTGAACAATAAGTGGAGGAGTTTTGATGGACAGTTATAGCCAATTCATAGCAAAAAGCAGGTACGCAAGATACATTGAAAGTGACAACAAAAGAGAGGATTGGAAAGAAACAGTACAAAGATATATGGAGTTTATGGCTAACCATTTAGAAACCAGTGCTGGTTACACTATAGAACCGCATGTAAAAACTAAAGTGCAAAGGGCGATAGAAAACTTAGAAGTCGTGCCTAGCATGAGAGCAATAATGACAAGCGGTAAAGCGTTAGCCCGTGACAATGTAGCCGGGTACAATTGTTCTTACCTCCCGATTGACGATCCGAAGGCGTTCGATGAGGCCGCCTACATTCTTTTGTGCGGCTGCGGTGTGGGATTTAGTTGCGAGCAAAAATACATTGAAAAACTACCCGAAGTTCCTGAGAAGTTGTTTGAGTCCGAAACTACTATTGTGGTATCTGATTCTAAAGAAGGGTGGGCTAAAGGTTATAGACAACTACTTGCATTGTTATGGTCTGGCGAAGTGCCAAAATACGACCTTAGAAAAATACGCCCTGCTGGTGCGCCATTAAAAACTTTTGGTGGTAGAGCGAGTGGGCCAGATCCATTAAAACAGTTGTTTGAATTTACTATATATAAGTTTAAGCAAAACCTAGGCAAAAAACTTTCTTCTTTAGACTGTCACGACATTATGTGTATGATAGGCCAAGTAGTCGTAGTAGGCGGTGTTCGTAGATCAGCGATGATTTCTTTATCAGAATTAGAAGATGACAAGATGCGATCCTGTAAATCGGGAGCGTGGTGGAATGGGAACGGGCATAGAGCTTTAGCAAACAACTCTGCTGTTTACGAACAAAAGCCTGATGTGAGTCAGTTTTTAAAAGAATGGACAAGTCTTTATGAAAGCAAATCGGGTGAGCGTGGAATGTTCTCAAGAGATGCCGCTAAACGCCAAGTAGCTAAAAACGGAAGGAGAGATGCAAATTATGAGTGGGGAACAAATCCCTGTTCAGAAATTTTGCTTAGACCATACGGTTTTTGCAACCTGTCAGAGGTTGTGGTACGTGAGAATGATACGTTAGCGACCCTTAAAGAAAAGGTAGAGATCGCTACTATCTTAGGTACATGGCAATCAACCCTTACAAATTTCCCTTATTTACGCAAAATATGGAAAAAGAATACAAAAGAAGAACGGTTGCTAGGTGTTAGCTTTACGGGTATCCTTGACAACAAATGGATGGGGGAGGTTTGCGATGACACAAGAAACAAACTTGGACAACTCAGAGACTATTCAATCGGTGTTAATAAAGCTTGGGCAAAACTTCTTGGAATACCTCAGTCTGCTGCTATTACTTGCGTCAAACCTAGTGGTACTGTCTCTCAGCTTGCTAACTCTGCCTCTGGTATTCACACTAGGCATAGCCCTTATTACATACGTAGGGTTCGTGGAGACAAAAAAGACCCTCTTACAGCGTTCTTAAAAGAGTCAGGGGTTCCAACAGAAGACTGTGTTATGAAACCAGATTCGACAGTAGTGTTCTCTTTCCCTATAAAAGCCCCAGATGGTGCTAGAGTTAGAGAAGACCTTACAGCAATACAACATCTTGAGCTTTGGTTGATGTATCAAAAAAATTGGTGTGAGCACAAACCTTCAGTAACTATATCTGTTAAAGAAGAAGAATGGCTTGAGGTTGGTGCCTGGGTTTGGAAAAACTTTGACGATATATCAGGCATTAGCTTTTTACCACACGATGGCGGGACATACAGACAAGCGCCGTACGAGGAATGTACTAAAGAAGAATACGAAACGATGTTATCAAAAATGCCTAATGAAATTCATTGGGGTAAATTAATAGAGCACAACGATAATGTGACGGGCACTCAGGAGTTGGCCTGCGCAGTTGGAGGTTGTGAAATAACATAGGAGTTAATTATGGCTTACGTAAATAAAAAAAGACCATACAAAAAAGAATACGAACAGCAAAAGAACCGTAAAGAGCAACCACTTCGTAACGCTCGTGAACGTGCTAGACGTAAAATAGACAAACTTGGTATTAATAGGAAAGGTAAAGATGTTGACCACATAAAAGCGCTTTCCCAAGGAGGGACTAACGACCGCAAAAACTTACGTGTGGTATCTAAAAACAAAAACAGATCCTTTAAACGAAAAAAAGATAGGTCAGTTGCATAATGCAAATTATAGATAATAAAGCCTTATTGGTTAGCACTAAATATCCAGACAAAATTACCTCTAACATAACGAAAAGTAAGGTAGTTCAAAGGTATGACGAATCCGCAGAAGTTCTTGTTAGTTGGGGTTTTGAGGAAGCTAAACGATTAAGCGAACTTAATATAAAAAATGTGCCCTCTCCTATAGAAAGAGACTACGACTGGCCGGGACAGTACACACCTATGGATCACCAAAAGACTACAGCATCATTCTTGTCTATAACAAAAAGAGGGTTTTGTTTTAATGAACAAGGCACAGGCAAAACTGCTTCTGCTATTTGGGCGGCAGATTACTTAATAGATAAAGGCATAATAAAAAAGATTCTTGTAGTGTGCCCTCTATCTATTATGTTTTCTGCGTGGGAAGCTGACTTGTTTAAGTTTGCGATACATAGAAAAGTAAATGTAGCTTATGGTTCTCGTAGGAAGCGGCAAGAAGTATTAAGCAAAGCTGCAGAGTTTGTAATTATAAATTATGACGGGATTGAAATAGTAGAAGAAGAAATAAAAGCTGCTAACTTTGATCTAATAATTATAGATGAGGCAAACGCATATAAGTCCGTGTCTACTAAGAGATGGAAAGCTATGAAACGATTAATTGGTTTAGACACTTGGCTTTGGATGATGACCGGAACTCCTGCTGCACAGTCACCAGTAGATGCGTTTGGCTTAGGTAAACTATGCGTTCCTGATAGATGCCCCAATTTTTTTGGTAGGTTCAGAGACTTGGTTATGACAAACGTAGGTAGGTTTAAATGGATACCTAGAGATACTGCAGGAGATACTGTGTTTAGAATACTGCAACCAGCTATTCGTTTTACGAAGAAAGAATGTTTAGACTTGCCAGAAGTTACTCATGTATTTAGGGAGGCTAAACTTACCCCCCAACAGAACAAGTACTACAAAGATTTAAAAAAGCATATGTTTATAACTGCTGCGGGAGAAGAGATAAGTTCAGTCAATGCGGCTGTCAATTTAAATAAACTTTTACAGATATCAGGAGGTGCAGTATACACCGACAACAAAGAGGTAATAGAGTTTGATGTTTCTAATAGGTTAAACGTAGTAAAAGAAGTTATAGAAGAGACAAGTAATAAGGTGTTAGTTTTTGTGCCTTTTAAACATACTATAGAAATACTTAAAGAATATTTAGATAAGCACAAAATAACTAACGAGATTATTAATGGGGATGTGTCTGTTAAAAAAAGGTCCCAGATATTTAAAGAGTTTCAAGAAACTGACCATCCTACTGTATTAATTATCCAACCCCAAGCCGCTTCGCATGGAGTAACTTTGACTGCGGCTGATACTATTATTTGGTATGCGCCAGTAACTTCTTTGGAAACATATTTACAAGCAAACGCTAGAATAGACAGAACAGGGCAAGAAAATCCTATGACCATTGTTCATATATCAGGAAGTTCTGTAGAGAAACGACTGTACGATATGCTTCAAGGTAAATTTAAGACGCATGAAAAGTTAATTGATTTATATAAAAAAGAGCTTGATATAGAGCCGTAAAACAGTTAGACTAATTGTGTAGCAGTTTGTTTAACGAATAACAACAATCTATACATTTGAAAGGAAACAAATGGACACTAACGAAATAGTGAAAATTTACGTCAAAATTCGCGATAAAAAAGATGAAGTTAAACGTAAATTGGGTGAGCAGGTAGCTCTTTTAGATGCAGACCTCAAAGTAATTGAAGAAGAGTTACAAGAACGTTTAAAAGCTGCAGGAGCCACTAGCGTAAAAACGCCTAACGGTACTGTGTATTCAACTATTAAATCAAAAGTTTGGACAGACAATTGGGATAGCTTTTATAAGTTCATCGAGGCTAGAGGTTTGTTTGATTTATTAGAGAGACGTATACATCAGTCTAATATAAAATCTTTTCTTGACGATAACCCAGACGATATACCAGAAGGGTTGAACATAGAAAGTATAAAAACAGTAACTGTAAGACGTAAATGAATAAATTAAAACTAGGTGAGATAGAGACTCCAAGAAGAGTTGTTTTTATTGGGTGTGCTCCTAATTTACACCGACAGTATTATGATACCCCGTTTAACTCTAATAAACCAAAGGCCCCAACTTGTTGGTCTAGTGATTCCAAAGCACCGGACATGACAGTAAAAAACAAACAAGCTAAGTTTTGTACGCTTTGCGATCATAACGTAAAAGGGTCTGGGGCGGGGTTATCTAAAGCCTGTAAGGTTCATATGAAAACAGCGGTTTGCGAAGGCTCTGCTTTAGAACATGGCCCCATACAACAACTAATAATATCTAGTTATTCTTTATTTAGTAAGGGTTCTGATATGGGGTTTAAGCAATATACAAATATGTTAAAAACTCAGGGCTTGAGTAGTAACAGTGTGTTAACAAAGATAAAAGTAATAGACGATAATGGCTACCCTCGTGTTGCTTTTAGCCCTCTATCTCATCTACCTCGTGAAGAGTTAGATTGTGTACTAGAGAGAGCTAAGTCCGATGAGGTAATAGAGTGTTTGAATTTTGCGGTAGGCTCTGTAGCAGTACAGGGTAAAAGTATGTCAGATATGCAAAAACTTATGGGTATGTCTGAATAGTAGAAGTTTAATTTTTTATAAAGGAGATGTTTATGTCAGATTTAGTTCTTAAGAAGGGGAATTTTGCAGAGTTAGCAACTGCTATGGGAATGCAAGGTGAGACTTCAGATAAATCAAAACTGGGTAAGAAAACTAGCACTTTAGCTAGGTTAAAACTTTTATCAAAACAATTGATAGAGGGTAAAACTGTAGTGGTAGAAGCTGGAACATTTGAGTTAGAGCTTCCAGGAGGCACTAAGATTTATCAATCCGACCCAACAATACGTTTGTTTATGCAAAGATTCATGTACAAAAAATATGTACCTGAGTTAAAGAATTACGTTAAAAGTATTATGGACCTTAACTTAGATGGTGATTTACCAGATACTGAAGGTGGTTTTAATTGTGGGCGCAAGTCTGGGTACATTGAGGACTTTGATTCTTTGTCTGAAACAGAGAAGCAATTATGGAAGTCTATAAGACGAACTCGTGTGCTTTTTGGCACTATAAAGTTTAATAACGCTGTAGACGAAAAGGGTGAAGAATTGGATAGTTCTGCTGCCAAAGACATACCATTTATATATGAGGTGGAATCTAAAACAGGTTATAAATCTGTTGGCGCGCTTATAAGCACTATGAACGAAAAAGGCAAATTACCTCCTGAGTTTGCAGTTAAGTTGTCTTCTGTAGAGGGGGCTATGAACAATGGCAACAAGTTTTACACCCCCGCTTTTGATATAGCCAAAGAAGGTATTAACATAGAGAACGATGAGGACACCGCCACATTTACTAATTTCTTACAGTGGGTAGAATCAACGAACGCTTACGTTATGGATAAGCATGGTGGCACTGACATAAAAAAACCGGAAAAACTTGATGAGCCAGTTGAAGAAGTTGCTATTGAAGAGCCAGTAAAGAAGGTTGTTGCCAAGGCTAAGAAAGCTACCCCAGACAAAAAAGAGCTTACTGCTGTTTTGGATAACTGGACTGATGACTGATAACTATGGACTTTCTAAGGAGGGTTTTATCAGATGAGGGGTATATTTGCATCTGCGGATTCAAAGGTCAAGATATACAGCAACAGTTTGTACAGACCTTTGATGAAGCTGAGGCGATATTAGATAAGTTTGATTCTGAAGAACGGAATATTTACTTTGGTTGTGCTAGGTATACAAAAGAAGAACGTAATTTACAAACCGTAAAAGACAAAAAAATATTTTATATTGATATAGACTGCGGGGCTAGTAAACCGTACGCTAATCAGTCTGAAGCCGCTTCGGCTTTGCGAGAGTTTGTAACAGCGGTAAAACTTCCTAGACCTACCTTAGTAAATTCCGGCAACGGACTACATGTTTATTGGGTATTAGAAGAAGCTATACCCCCTAGAGAATGGTTGGCTACTGCACAAGCATTAAAAGAGTTATGTAAAAAACATAAGCTAAAAGCGGATGGCGCTGTAACTGCAAACAATGCGGCTATACTACGTATGCCAGGATATTTTAATAGGAAAACAGATGTTCCTGTAGAGTGTAATGTAATATTTCATTCTAAACCTATAAAGTTTTCTACTTTTAAAGACCTTGTAGGGGCTATAAATCTAGGGCCAGAGAGCGCATCCACTGTAGAAGAAAATGCGTATGCGTTAGAAAGCAATTTTAAAAGTGTGTTTAAAAACGTGCTACCGGAATGTAAGCAATTAAAGTATTGTTTTGACAACCAATCGCAGATTGACTACACGTTATGGAGAGCGTCAGAATCTATAGTTAAATACTGCATAGACAACAAAGATTACATTCATACCATAGCGAAAGACCATCCGCATTATGTACGGCATGAGACTGAAAAATTAGTAGCAGGTATAAAAGGCCCATACAAATGTATTACGTTTGAGGGGCTGAACCCTGATGGGTGTAAAGACTGTAAACATAAGGGCAAGATTACATCTCCTATACAGTTAGGAGGTAAAGTATTTGTAGAGAAAAAAGTTGAACAACTAAATGCTGAGATAAAAGAGAAACAAAAAACACTTCCTGTTGTTGTAGCCGACCAAGTTCCTACATTAGAAACCCTACCAGTTCCCGAACTACCTTACCCATTTAAGTTAGGCAATGCAGGTGGTATACACATGCAGCTAAGTGAAGATGAAGAAGAACAGGAAACGGTTTTAGTTTACGAACACGACTTGTTTCTTTTGCAACGGTACAAAGACCCGTTAAAAGGGGAAGTAGTCTTGATGCGACATGTGTTACCCAAAGACGGAGAGCAAGCCGTTATATTAGCCGCTAAAGAGATAGTAGTAGGGGATGAAGCTAAAAAAATACTAGCGCACTATGGTGTATTGGCTAATAGAAAACAGATGGACAGGATATTAAATTACATAATAAGCTCGTTTAAAAACTTACAACATATACAGGAGGCGATTGAGATGAGGTTGCAATTTGGTTGGGCAGACAACGATACAAGGTTTATATTGGGAGAGAAAGAAATAAATGCAGACACCGTTATGTATTGCCCCCCATCTAGCAGTGTAGAAAAATTTGCAGGTGCAGTAAAAGCAAAGGGTAGTTTAGATGAGTGGAAAAAAATAGTAGGCACGTATGGTAAGTATAATATGCACCCTCAAGCATTTGCATTTATGACTGGGTTTGGCTCACCTTTGTTAAAGTTTTTACACTACGAAGGGGCGATTATAAATTTAGTAAACAACAAATCTGGCACAGGTAAAACTACAGCATTAAAAATGGCTTTAAGTGTTTGGGGTAACCCAAAACAGCTGTTGTTTATTAAGGAGGATACACAAAACGCAAAAATTCATACTATTGGGGTGTTCAACAGCTTACCTGTAGCCATTGACGAAGTTACGAATATGACAGGGGAAGCCTTCTCCGATATAGTATTCTCATTAACTCAGGGTAGAGGAAAAGCACGTATGGAAAAGAGTTCTAACTCTGTACGACTTAACGCTACTAAATGGTCAACAATTGGGGTAACGACCTCAAATTCATCTATGGTAGATAAATTACGAGCCACTAAGCAAACTCCTGATGGTGAATTAATGAGGTTTATAGAGTTTGATGTGCCTCAAAAATCACCTATCTCTAAACAAGAAGCTAATAAGATATTTGACGAAAAGGTAGCAGAAAACTATGGTTTAGCAGGACCTTTATACGCTCAGTATCTTATTAAAAACCAGAAAGATGTTATAGAGGAATTACACAAGATACAGAAATTTATAGATAAGAAGGTTGGCTTTTCTTCTAGGGAACGTTTTTGGTCAGCCATAATAGCTTGCAATATAGCAGGGGCTAACATAGCTAAAAAGATGGGGTTACTTCCAGTGGAGTTTGACATAGGGGCTATAACTAATTGGGTTTGCGATAGCATGAAAAAGATGCGTGAGGAGATACAAGCGCCATCTAACGATCACTCTGCTACCATAGGTGATTTTATAAACGAGAACAGAAACAGTATCTTAGTGGTTAACGGGGATACAGATAGACGTTCTATGGCAGAACACTTACCAATAGTGATTCCTAGAAGTAACAAGATATGTGTAAGAATAGAGCCGGACACTAAACTAATGTATGTAACTAGCAAATACCTAAAACAGTACTGTTCTGAAAACCAAATAACTTTAAGGGACGTACTAGACTCTCTGAAAGAACTTGGCGCTTTTAGGGGGTCTACCACTAAACGTATTGACAGAGGGTTAGATACAGTAACTCCAGCCGTGTGTTGTTATGAGTTTGATTGCACTGTAAATGGATTTATAGATTTAGGTGGATATATTAGTGAATTAGAGAATGATAGTTCAGCAGATTAAATATTCATTAAACTGGAAAAGGTTTAAGAAGGGTTGGTCTTTCTTTGTCCCGTGTACTCAATTAAAGGAAGCTGAGGTCAGTATTAAAGAGGAAGCTAAGAAACACAAATGTACTGTGGTATGCAGACCCGTAATAGAAAACAAGCTAAGGGGGTTGCGTTGTTGGAAAACTAAATAGTATACTGTACTTGTTTCCTTTCTACTACCCCCAGCTAGTACTTTTTCTTTTTCGCTACTGGGGGTTTTTTTATTTACTTAGGTTCTCCACCAATTTGTCTTGCTCTAATAAAAGGAATTGTTTCTTTTTTCAAACCCATAGTCCCTAAAGACTCTTCTAAACGTTTTGCAACAGCGTTTCTGGAACGGAGCAAATCGTCAGCCCCTATCTCATAGCCTGGGAATTTTATGTTGTAGGCTTTTATTTCATCCAAGATATCTTGTTCTTCAACTAAACCTCTATTATTAAACAAATTAAGATTGTGTTTTATTAAAAGTATAGAACGCCTACGCATAATCTTCCTAGAAAGTTTATTTAAGACAAATTTCCGCCTTTGAGCCGCTGCTACTTTTGTAGGCTGTACACCAAGCACTCTCAATATGAAGTCAAGACGGTCTAAATCATTAGCAGGCAACAAAACAGTTCCTGTTGGACCACCAACTTTTACACCTTCGTCCGCTTGCCTAAAAGCCATAAGTATACTTCTTACAGGGGCCGGAGCCGTTGCTTCTATGGCCCTAAACGTAAGCCCCTCTTTTAAAAATAAGTCAGCACCCTTAAGCCCTCCTAACACTAAAGACAGACCGGGACCTAAGTTATGAATTAATGTTTCAACAAAAGTGTCCTCTAATGTATCTTTAGGGGCTGGGGTTGAGAACCACATTTTAGCTGGGTCTAAATTTAATCTATCGGACACCCCTAGACCTGCATACTCTAATAAGCCTCTCATAAGAATAGTAGCAGGTTCTTTACCCACTGCACGTTCTAAAGCCTCAAAGAGATAGGTGTCCACATCAGTGAGCATTTCTTCTTCATCATCATCTTCAATATCTTGATCTACAATACCAAGAGCTACTAATAATCCAGTTAGTATGGTGTAGAAAGGAGTGCCGACACCTCCTGCAACAAGCACTGCCATAACATTTGTAAGCATAAAACGTTTTCTAGCTAAGTTAGCTTCTTTTTTTAATACAGTTACGTTATATTCTGTAGCTTGCTTTTCAATAAATTCTTCAGGGTATCCAGCTTTTCGTAGCTCTACTTTTAAACTATCAGGAGTCATACCTGTAATAAACCCCATGGATGTTTTAAAATCTTTTAATTGGTTAAAAGTCTGTACTAGAGCATATTGTTTAAATTGGGTTATAAGCCTACCCCCAGGCGAAGCAAAAATAGGCGCTTTAGACGCTCTAGTGTAATCCCCTAAAGACCTATAACTCATATCACGAGCTTTACCTAAAGCATATTCATATGCAGTTTCGTGCGTCATACCGTCTTTTTCTAGTTCTAAAAACCGTTCTTTACCTTCTAACTCTATAACTTTAGCTTCATACGCTAACTCAAAAGCAGCTAATGCCGTGGCGGTTCTAGCAAATTTTTCTGAATTATGGAATAAAGATGCAACTATACGAAGCCCCTGTTGTGATACAGATTGAAACAACTCTATGGGTTTTTCGGCAAGATTAGCAACATCATAAGAAAAAGAAGTATCTAAATCTGTTCGCATGTCTGTTACAACACGTTGTAATATAGGCTTTAAAGTTTTTGTATATTCATCAAATGGGGCTTTTACATTCATAGCTAACATAGGTATTGGTATTCCATCTTTATCGTTCTCTAACCCTTTAACTATGTATAAATTAGGACTCATCATACGAGCTGAATGTTCTATAAGTTTAGCGGCAGCTCGAATTGCACCAAACTCGGCACCTATGGTTGGAAGCGCTATCGACATACCTCCGTAATAATTAACTAAAGCAGAGCCTGGGGCTGTTAGATACCAATAAAAAGCTGTATTGGTAACTGCATTTACTGCGGTGTCAATCAAACCAGCAGGGCGTACACTAAGTAGATGGTCAGTACGTGAGACAAGCTCATCCAATATCTCAGAAAGTATATTTTTTTGTAGGGAGGGTGTTGCAACCCCTGTAGGAGCGCCCGGCCTTGGGGCGGTAATAGATAATGTAGGAGCTATTCTTTCAGATATTTCCCTAGTAGCATTACCTAAATTTTCGTAATAATCTGGAGAATGTCTTAACCTAGATCTTTGATAAGCAACTCGTAAAACAAAATCACTAAACACTCTTGTTATATCGGTGCTGGCACCTAAAATCTTTTCTCTATGCAGCATATTTCTTTTTAAACTGCCTACAGGCGCTATTAGATATTGAAGTTCTAATATTCTTTCTTTTAAATCTTTACGCAATTGGTCAGTAAGAGCTTCACCAGCCATAGTCCCTTCTTTAAATTTAGGGTTATCTAAAATACCATCTATAGCACCTTCTAAAGTTTGTAAAAGTAAAGAGGGATTTTTCTTAGGGTCGCCAAGAATTTCTTTTATAAAACTAGTGCCTGTATCCATAGTTATACTATTAGGATCTTGTCCAGTTTCTTTTACAAAATCTTCTCTATATTCTTTAATATATCGTTTTTGTTCAGACTCTCTTTCAAACACTCTAAATATTTTATCGGTATCCTCATTTGCGCCTATTTGCACCCAGTAAGTACCAAACCTTGTTAAAGGAAAGAAGGGTTTATACTTGTCGAGGTCTTTAAATATAGCCTCTATTTTTTTAACTATGGTTTTTAGTAGCTCACGTTCTTCTTCAGTGTCAGCTTTCATATGTCTAGTAGCTACATATATCATATCCCTTTTAAGGCCTTTTATTTGCAACTCCATAAACCGCCTCATAGCTATATAGGCTTTTTTAGCTGTTTTTGGAAGTGCCGCATATTCAGCAGCTAACGTTGGGTCCATCTTAGCTCCCATAGTCGTAGCTGGATCTATATTTACTGTAGTAGCTTTGACAGCCACTTTACCTAAAGCATACACTTCATCTGCGGTTAGTTTACTTAAAAAATCATACGCGGGTTCAGCTTCTTTTATAATTTTTAAACGCATGTCTGGCACGGTGTTAGCTACTATACTTATTGCGCTTTTTAAGAAGCCTAGACTTTGAGGCATTGGGCTATCCCCAACTAACACGCGGGTGGATTCTACAATTTCTTGTAGTTGCCTAGGAGTTAATAACGAGTAAAGACCTTTACGTGTTTTAGAAGGTAAAGTTATATCTCTTGGATTTAATATAGCGTCTTTTAATTTAGATAATACTGCTTTACCCGAAGTTCTAACGCCTAAAGGCTTTTGTTTGTCAGAGTCTTTGTTTATTGCCTCATAGATTGCGTTTCTTTTAGCTTGGGACTGCCTTCTGCGTTTAGCATAGGCTTGCTGTTGTTTATTAACGTCATCAGGACTTTTTTCAGTTCTTCCGGAGTCTTTACTTTTTCTACGAGGTCCAAAAACGGTTGCAAATGCTTTAGACCTTCCCGACTTTTTTCCGAGATCGCCAGGTTTCTTCGGTTTGCCAGTATCGCCCTTATCACTATCAGTTGGTCCTGCGGCTTGTGCGCCTGTAAAATCTGCAAGAGATTTTTCGCGATTAAATGTCTTATATTTGCCATCTTCACCCTTTTCGTTAAATTGATTTCGTAGCTTTGTGTATTCTTTTCCGTGTTTAGAAAAAGCTATTACTAAATCATTCATTACTGTGTCAAGTAAACCGTCTGCCACCAAAGCATTACGAATTGCTGTATACAAAGTATAAAACCCTGTATCGTGGTTCCTGTGTGGCACATGAGCTATTTCATGTATCATAGTGTCAAGCGTAGTATCTGCTAGAGCCATCACATTGTTTTTAGATATTGCTGGATCTAATACCATCAAAGGATTGACTAGCATAGCTTTGTAAGGATACACAGCATTAACGCCAGCATAGCTCCTATCTATACCAACACCTACGTAATACACGTCTTCAGGCGTTTCTATTTTTGTGAACAATTGGTCAGTACCTATAGGACCCAATTGTGCAAGTTGGTAATTACTAAAGTCTTGCTTTTTAAAGCGGTTTCTATTTTTATAAGTATAATCTCTAAGTCTTAAAAAAACACTTCCTATATCAGCAAACAGTTCTTGAATGGGGGCATCCGGTTTTATTATTAAATTAGTGTTATTTATAAACATAGGAGCGTTATAAGACATATTCTCATAACTTACATCTGGTATTTTATCAGCACTAGGAGCGTCTTCTGAAGTTTCAAAAGTAGCCCTAACTTGGTTTTTTGAAATAATAAGCCGTCTTTTACCTGAGCTATCGCGTTCACCAGCATCATACACAGAACCCTCGTCAATTTTTATAGCATCTGGCATGCGTATAGGTGTGGGATCAAAAAGTTCTAAGTCAGTACTGTCTTCAGTAGTTTCATCTACAGGCTTTGCACGTCTAGTAGTAGAAGTGACTTTTGCGTCTTTATCAAAAGGCTTTGTTGTAGATATAGCAGGTTTAGCCTTTATTTCAGTGACTTTACCATCTATGGTTATAGTGTCATCTGTTTTAAGATCGGATGCCTCTGAAGATGTGTTTGGTAATACTTGTACGTTCGACCACTGTTGTCTTTTTTCCGACATTAAATCAAAGATAAAAAACCTAAGTATAAAAGCGTTCATAGCCTTTATGTCGGGTTCTATGGATGGAACAAAAGCCTCTCTTTGACGATTAAATGGATATAACTTACCCGGCAATCCGGGTTTATGTTTTGGTTTTATATCCATTATTACTTCATAGTGCATATGCCTTTTATCGTATTTTAAATCAACTGTAAACTGAGAAGACCCATTAGATAAAACCTCATGGGCTGGATAATTTAGTTTTGATTTTTCTTTGCCAATATAAATATCAGCTTTACCCCAGGAAAAAGTAACAGGTATAGGTTTTCTAAACTTATCTAATGGAAAGTTAGATCCTATTGGTATTATTTTAGGAGAGTCATTAGCCGGAGTTCCATCCTTTTTTATGGCTGCAATTTTAACTTCAACATTTCCTATAAATGTTTTTGTGAAAGCATCTGGAACTCTTACAGAATCGTTAACGACCGCATCTGAAGGTTGTTGGAAATTACCGGAACCCTCTGCAGTTTCTAACTCTGCAGGCATTTTTAAAATAATCTTAGTGCCTGTGTCAGAGGGTTTGATAGGCGTGTCTTTACCGTAATAAGTGTCAACACCTTCATCAAATACAACAGTTTCAATAGGTAATTGTCTGCCTATAGCGTCAAGAGGATTAGCCTCTATTAAATACGTACGGACAGGTATAGCTAAAGGCACTAATATAGCCTCACCATCTTCATCTAAAACTAAATTACCTTTAGCGTCACGTTTTTTCTCAGCAGTATTTGTAGTAATAACACTAAAGTTTTCAGCACTACCAAAAATACCTGTCTTAGCTATACCAAAACCACCACTAGCCCCTTTAGTTCCAGTTTTATCAGAACCCGCCATTGATAAAAGAGACTCTTGTAGTGTTTGAGGAGCCATACCTATACCATTATCTTCAATAGTTATGGTGTTATTAAGAGCATCAAAAGTTACAGTATATTTACCTTCTTTTATTATATTTAAGTCTTGAGCTGCTTTTATAGCGTCTAATGAATTTTGCAATGTTTCTTTTGTTATAGTGCTTTGCAGTGTGCTTGCATAAGCATGCGCCTTGTCCATCTGAAACAATCTTTCAGTATTAGCACTAGCTTGAATAGTTACCTTTTTTCCACCCTTCATACCATCAGAAGAACTTAATACATTGGCTAGGTTTATAGGTTTAGTTTTAGATTTAACTAAAGTAACAAGTTCTTTAGGCAGCTTATACGAAACATTTTTTGCTGCGCCTTTAGGTCTAACAGAATAGGTTTTATCAGAAACATCAACTATGGTTCCAGTTTCAGCATCTCCACCTAAAGTTAAATTAAATTCAACAGTGTCACCAACTTGCATTGATGAAGATAAAGCGTCTAATATTTCATTTGTTGCAACATCAACAGGCTGGGTAAAATAGTCTTTTCTAAATTTATCAACCACTCGTTGAAAATCTTCAGCTTTCCTACGTATATTCTCAGGCTTTTGACGCAATTCAAGCATCGACATGAACCCCGCTTCAGCGGATTTATTGAAGGTACCAACATCGAAATCAAAATCTTGTTTTTGTTTTGAAAATTTATAATCGTGGCCCACCTTATCTTGAACACCCCTTTGTAATGAATAAGTTAAAAGGCTTAAATAAGTTTTAACTTTTGCAAAATCATTACGAAACTCTACTAAACGCTTTGGGGTCATAGATTTTTTAAAAGCGTCATTAGTTAAAAGGTTGTACCCCTCCCTAATAATCATATGATTATTCTCAAACACTCCCCCAGCTTCGCCTAAAGCATCGAGAACTTCATTACTCTCCTTATCAGCGTCATACTCTGGGTCAATAGTTTTAATTCTTTTGTCAATAGCCTTTGCTCTGTCTATAATTTCTAATTCACTTAGGGCACTTTCTGGAAATACTCTTTGGTCGTAACCTAAAACATTATTCGGGTTACCCGTTGCTAGAAATTTGTTTAACCGTGCTATGTCTTCAAATAAACTATCGTTAAGATCAACAGTATCTTCTGCAGTGTCCATCATTGAATACAACGTACCTTTTTCTACTAAGTCTAAAAATATCTTATCGTCTTCTATTTTGTTAGTTAATTCAAAATCATTAAATTTGTCTTGCTCATCTTTTGTTATATGATTGTCAGACGTATACTCAAAAGGTTTAGATTCTCCAGTTTCAGAGTCTACAACCTTGTTTAACCTAATATCTTCGTTGACGGGCCTCCCATCCGATGTAACGGCATCATTGCCACTTTTCCCTAATGGAGGGTAGCTTCCTGCATCTCCAACACTAGACTCGTCAACATCAGAGCTAACAGGTCCCACTCCGGTTGGGTCAACTTCTGCAACTTCGGAGACAGCACTGACGGTTGCATCTTCCGGTCTTCCAAGTAGCGGAACGCTAGGTCTATCTCTTCTGGTGTCAGGTTCATCAAACTGCTCTCTATCTGTTGTACTGACATCGTCTACACCTCCTCTATCTGGTACTTCTCTAGCGTCTACATCAATGATTTCGCCAGACTCTTGATCGTAGAAAAAAGATGGCTCTTCTTTAGGCGGTCTTATTTGTTCTTCAGACGTAGGGCGTAACGCTACTTCTCCTACGGCACCTGCTCCTGCGCCTGCTAAACCTTCAAATGTAGCTGCGCCAGCTACACCTCTAAACATAGGAACGTTTTCAAAGCCTTCTCGTCTCAAAGCCACGTTTTCAGCTAATCTTTCTTCGCCTGCTTGTAATGCCTCTACACCTCCTTCAGCTAGTGCGTTAGCAGCAACCCTCTTAGCTAATCCTTTAGTAACAGATTCATTAGCAAGACTTTTTATAAATGAACTTTCTAAACCTGTGCGAGACGCTAAAACACCTAGACCTCCACCAGCTAGAATTAAATCAAAGTTTTTACCAACATAGTTTTGTGCCTCATTAGCGCGTCTGGTAGCAACTTCTTCAGAGTAACCCGTTTCTAGCAACTTGTTTTTTACACCATCAAATATAGAACGTTTAACTATTCCAAACCCCGAAGCAAGTCCTAAACCTGTAGCAGTGACCGAAGTGCCTACACCAGCCACACCTGCTAAAGCTATGCCAGCAAGAAAAGGTACTGTAGAACCTAGAGCTTGAGTTACAGTGCCACCTGGATCAACTTGAAATGCTTTAAGAGCAGCTATAACTTGTTCTTTCACCCCAGCGTCTTCAGCATCTTTAAGTATTTTAAGTATTTTAGCGTCTTTGTTTTTTTGTGTTGCAGAAAGCATACCTTCTAAATACGGCTCAACACCTTTAATAATTTGAGACATTTGATTATCCGCCCCAAAAGCATCAGATAATGAAAGTGTAGTAGTGGTAGCACCAAGCCCTAATTTAGCAGCCGTATCTTTAGCTTCTTCATCTGCAGTTATAAACTTATATGCAGGAAACATTGTAGGTATTGGGTTTTGTAAAGCATCAAGCGCTTTATCTACAATGCTTTTTTGTTCGTTAGGAACAATTTCATCTTCGACAGCGCTACTAACTACCGCTGCAGGTTCTGGCGTAGATTCAACACGATTGGGGTCTAAACTACCAAGCTCATCCACAAGCCCTGAATCAATAGCATCCTCAGCAGAAAAGGTAGGTACAGGTTGAGCGTCAGGAGGGGCAGGATCATCTTCAGTCCTTAGTTCAGGATATTCTAATAATATACGCGCACGTACCTCATGGTCAGGCATATCATCAGGCACGTTCTTTATAATTGTGCCGTTAGGCAGTTTTACGCTATAAGGCATTATTTTTCAGGCTCTTTTTTTAGATCGTTAAAATCCCTTTCAGACTCAACCGTAGTACTACCTGAAGGACCCATTAATTCTTTAACTAGCTCTGAGGTAAGGCCTAGGGAGTCAAGCGTACTCCTTTGAAGCGCATTAAACCCTTTTAGATACACTCTATCAAACATTTCTCTGGCACCTTGTTCTCCTTTAGCGCTAATTTGATTGTCTTTATTTTCAGGCTTGGCGTTATATTTATCTATAGCATTATCAATGTCAGTTTTTTGTTTTTCAGTTAAGGTGTCATACGCAGCAGAAGCCATGAGCAAATGCCTACCTAAACCACCTATACCAAACTGTTGTTCCATAATCTTATTAGCACCTTTTACAGATTCTTTAATTAATCCTATCTTAGCTGCTTTTTCAGCAGAAAATTTACCTGTAAGATCAGCAGCTTGACGCAGAAAATCAGCGGCTTTTTTAGCGTAGCCAGGGTCGGTAGGTTTTAATCCACTCATACCTAAGTTATTAGCTATTTTTACTAGTTCGGGAGCTGCGTTTGCTTTTATGTTAGCTACCTGCTTGTTAGTTAAATTTTGACCTTTTGATATTTGAAGAGCATTCGATAGTTTTTTAGAAGCTATTAGTTCGTTTGATCTAATTTGATCCGCACTTAATGTAGTTTTTAAACCCCTATCCTTTACACTCTCCCCAGCTTTATAGTCTTGTTCTTGTTGTATATCTGCCCTCTTACCTACAGTTTTTAGTGCCTCATTAACTGCGCCAGACTTAGCTAAATATTCAGTCTGCTTGGCTTTAAATTCGGCTGCTGCACGGTCTTGAGGTGTTTTAGTTAAAGATGCAACGCCTGCTTTACCACCTTCTAAAACATTAGATAAAAAGTTTGGCCCTTGCCCCATACTAAACGCTGCCTGTAAGCCAGCTAAAGCTAAGTCCCTACTAGTTATCTCTGGAGATGTATCCATTTTAGGAGCATCACCGAGAAACTCTTCCCGTGCATCCATACGCATTTCTATTTGTTTTCTAAGTTCTTCTTCTTCGTCATATTCAGGTTTAGATGGAAAAGCCCCATATTTGCTCAAAGCGTCCAACTCACTTCTGCTAGGAGGGCCTACAAAGGGCATACCCCCATTAGCAAACGCAACTATGCCACCACTTCGCATAAATGCAGGATTAGATACATTATTTCCAGCTACTGTAGGAATGCCTACCTCAGCCTGTGCGTTCTTTGCAATTATTCCCTCTATTACTGTAGAAGGAGGGACTGGTCCACCCTGCATAGCAGCTTGTTTAAAAGCAGCGTTTTGCATAGCAGC